GTAAATGGAGAATACAGAGACGAATACTTAAGCGATTTCTATTACGTGAAAGACATCATATCTCGATATAGAGCATTTCCTGGATCCAAGATACTAATGTCTACTGAGATGATTCTCACGAAAAGAGACTGGAAATTGCCCACTGAAAAAATAACTGATAGCATCTAATGGCACAGAACCAACACATAAATTTCGTCGGACAGGGAACAGGCTTGCCGTTTGGAATCAATAAGTTCAGAAAGGGCACAGTCAATTCGACTGAGGATCCACTATACCTCACTTTTTTCCTGGACTTTAGCCCAACTGTGGCAGACCTCAAGCACGAGATGATTGCTTTCAATTCTTTGTTAATGGACATGGAGTCGACTGACATCAATAACTTTGACTTGAGCAAGAGACCAGATAACGTCGAGAACAGTACGCTAGAATACTTACAGCGAGCAGAGAACAAGACGATTGAGGATGGCCAATTCCTTGGAGTTGCCACAAGTCGAGCAGAACACCTCAGAAAATTCCAGACTATCCTGAACAATACTTACAGTAATGCACCGTGGTTCTTTCAACAGATATCGGGAATTTCGGACCTCTGGAAAAAGGCAACAGCCGTCACAGAAGGCCACAAGAAAGTCACACTGACCGTCAATTGTCTCGAATCGGTCGACATGAGAATTTTGCAAATGGCAGATGCATACCGTAAAGCAGTCTACAATTCCAGAACTCTGTCTTATTTCGTGCCGGACAACATGAGATATTTTGCATTTGATCTCTACTTGTTTGAAATCAGAAACCTAAAAGAGTTTTCGACATTCTCGAAAGACACGTCAAAGTTCACAGATGGAGCTCACTACATCAAGTTCAAGTGTAAGATGTGCGAATTTGATTTTTCAGAGACCCTTTCCGGTGGACCAACTGCTGTCGATTTCAAAGCATATACTGACGAGAAAGCATTTGAACCGAGTTTCAAGATCGATATTGGTTGGGTCGAAGAAGATTCTCTGTATCAGGACGCTCATCTAATAGCAGCAGACGTTGCTATTCCAAATTTCGGTATCCTGAATGGAGCAATCGATTCAATCTCTAATCAAGTACAGAGACAAATAACTAATATCGCTAGAATTCCGGCGAGGGTCATTGGTTCAGTTGTGAACGAGTTCCAAACAACGGTCGAATCTGTTGCTCTAGGTAATGCGTATGCAGGACTAAGACCAAACTTAGTCAACTTAAGTCCATTGACTGAAGCAATCGGTAGCGTCTACACACCAAGATCAACTTCTCCAATCGGGCCGCCGCCTCCGGGACCAACTGATCTTGGAAAAGCAGGCGGATACTAATCCTTTTCTGCAAAAATAGTATAATAGAGTAGAATGATCACGAACCCTGAACACGATATCACAAAGGATCCGACTGGCGGAGAGTTAAAAACTGTCCAGTACCTCGGAGAGATCGTTGATGTGAATGATCCCATGAAAGAGGGTCGTTGTCGAGTCAGAGTGTTCACGTTATTTGACGATTTAGAGATTGAAGACATTCCATGGGCAGTGCCTATTCATAAGCCGACATTTTTTGGCCAGGACGGTAAGGCTGGTTCCATCTCAATTCCAAAAAAGGGTTCAATAGTTGGAGTCAACTTCAATAATGGGGACCTCTACTCTCCAGAGTACAAGCAGATCCAAGAGATCGGGGACGACATCAAGGACGAACTTAGAAAGACTGGAGAATATGAGGGAGCTCACTTTGTACTCTTCGATGGAGATGAGGAACTAAAGGTTTGGTTCACTGTGAAAAAGGGACTCACTCTCCAGCTTAAGAACTCGAGAATCAATATCGACCAGAACTCAAAAATTACGCTTGAGCACGAGGATTCGCTTTCAATGATTGAACTTGAGGGCTCGACGATTAGAATTGTGTCTGACTCACAAGTCAACATCACTTCCAACTCAGTCCGAGCAACGGCCGATCAGATTTGGCTGGATGGAGACTCTACTAGAATTGGACACAGTGCAATAACTGGCCACGCAGTCCTTGGAGACAGGTTATTTTCGGTGTTAAAAGCTCTAGCTGGAGTCATAGATTCCAAGTTTCCGGCCTCACCTGGTGCTGCACAAGCAATCATTGATGCTGGCAAGACTCTTTCTCTTTCTCAAAACGTGATCATCGGTAAGTAAAAGCTAGACTATTGGAAAACTATTACGACATACTTGCAGTCAAGAAGGACGCAAGCCAGGCCGAGATCAAGAAAGCCTATCTGAAGCTTGCAAATAAGTACCACCCTGACAAGAATCCCGACGGCAGCGACCAGTTCAAGAAGGTAGCTGAAGCCTATTCTGTGCTTAGCAACGAACAGAAGCGCAAAGACTATGATAGGCCTTCTCAAAAAAGTTCATTCAACTCTTACGATTTTTCTGGATTCGGGTCGTCTTTCTCTAATTGGGACGAGTTCATGGGCGGATTTAGTCGACGCAGAACCTATGACTTGGACATCACAATCAGGCAAGTAGTTTCGCTAGTGGATCTGCTTGAAGGAAATTCTTTCGATGTCAAGTATTTTAAGGACGGCGGCGAAGTCACTATAGGTATTTCACTGAATCTTCGTAATTCTCACTATGCGATCCTCAATGAAAATGGATATGACTTCGTTAAGGTCAGAGTACGAGGCAGGGGAGAGACCCTTGACCACCAGTCTGGTGACCTTGTGATCAAACTTATAATAGACTATGACTCTAAACCTGTCATCATCCAGGGCAAAGACGTCATTCACTACACAGAAATTTCACTGAAGGACGCGCTCTTTCCAGAAGACTTGATCTTTGAGACAGTTGATCAAAAGAAATTTCGAATCAAGTCTTTCAATTCAAATACGATCTCTGACCTGAAACTTGTGCTCTCAGGTAAGGGAATCATGGACGAACATGGCCGCTTGGGAGACTACATCATCAAGCCACTAATCAAAAAACCAAATTTATCTGAACTTTCTGAGGAGGAGATCACCACTCTGGTGAATTTTTTATCTAAGCCGTAATAAATAACGGATATAGGCGTACTACACGAATTAGCGTGTTACCCCTGTATAAATAATAAAAAATTCTCAGGCTTAGTGGATAACATCATCAACTTAAGTACAAAGGTTCCAGCTAATAGCGAGATCTTCATCGTTGAAAGAGTCAATGAAGGACTAGCAGTTAGCGAAAACAATGGCGACATTGTTCTAGAAGGAACGGCTGCAGTATTTGGCGTAAAGAACAATAACAATCGCGTCTACGAGAAAGAAGAATATCTTCCTCACCTTCAGTACTTGCAGGAAAAGATCTCTAAGGGCCAGCTCTTTGGCGAATTGGATCACCCACAAAACTTCGACGTTTCTCTCAAGAACGTATCACACGTGATTGAGGCACTAAGCTATGACGAAGCATCTAACTCTGTAAAAATCAAGCTCCGTATCCTGAACACGCCAGCCGGACAGATCGCTAAGACTCTTGTCGAATCAGGCTGCACGATCTCTTGCTCTTCAAGAGCCGCAGGTCAAGTAATGAACGAGGGCAAGGTAAAACTTCATAGAATCTTCACTTACGACTTGGTAGCTGAACCTGGTTTCTCTCAAGCAATCTTACAAAAGACTGTAAACGAGAGCCTTCAGTCTAACTTCACAAGCGTTTTTGAGTCTCTTGATCAGTTAAAGCACACTTCTATCACAAACAAACTGATTGATATTTCTGAAGGATTCAACTTCGAGGATTCTGTGCGAGTCTATAGGATAAATAATTCAGAAATAAACAATACTCCTCAAAATAACAACAAACAAATGGCTAATGAGTTTGTAAGCAGAGAAGAACTTAATCAATATTCCGAATTGGTAAAGAAGAAGTTCGAAACTCTTCAAGAAAGCATTGAAAAGAACAACTCGGGTATCTCGACTCTAGCAGAGGCTAACGATTCTCCAAAAATGGTTGAGTACGTTAACTACCTCGCAAACGAGATGGAGAAACTCGTCGAGTATACCAACTACCTTTCAACTATGTTGAACAAAGGTATCAACTACACAGAGCACGTTGCTGAGAAAGTTAACTCTGTGATCGACTACTCTGACTACCTAGCAGAGAAGACTGAACAAAACATCCAGTACTCTGATTACTTGGGCGAGAAAGTTAACCAGTCTATCAACTACGCTGAGTATGTTGCAGAGAACGTTGAGAAAAACATCAAGTACACCGAGTACATCGCTGAACAAGCGGACAAAGGTATCCAATACGCTGAGTATGTAGCTGAACAAGCTGAGAAAGGAATCAGATACTCTGAGTACATTGGCGAAAACCTTGAAGCTGCTATCAAATACGCAGATTACCTTGGAGAAAACCTTGAAAAAGGAATCAAGTATTCTGAGTACCTAGCAGAGTCAATGAACGAGAAGATGACTCCATCTGCAGTAGCTTCGGCTCGCAGACTTCTTGCTGACGTTAAGACCCTTAATGAAGGCGTTTCTTACGAAGTAAACGAAGAAACAGGAGTTGATGATCTAGTTGCAGCAGTTGACGGTATCCTTGGTCACATCAAGTCTACTTCAGCTAACGCTGTACTAGAGAACAAATATCCTTTCTTGAAGCTTCTTTCTGAAAGCAACAAGCAAAAATTCTTCTCATTGGATCAAGAGACTAAGTCTTCTATCGTAGAAACTATGAGAGGAGCAGTTTACTTCACAGAAGGAGAAGTAATCAACATCATGGAAGCAGTTCTTAACAAAGTAAACGAGAACACTCCTAACTATGTAAGATTCATGCCTGAGAAATTCAAAGAAATCTTCGAGAGCATGACAGACGGAGAAAGAAACTGGATCGCAGCACAAGCTCACAACTTCCAGTTGAATACTCCTTAC